TCTGCTCCTTCATCAACAGAAGCTACACCTGGTAGTTTCAAAACTAAAATATGGGTAGATTATATTTATTTAGATACTGATGAACGCAGAAAATTCGCTCAATTATCTCATGAATATTTAATTGAACAATTACAATTTACTGGAGAAGAATCTTATAGTAATCAAATAAGATTAAATTTTAATCACCCTGTTAAAGAATTAGTTTGGGTTTCTAAATGGCCCGGATCATGGGATGCTTCAGAAAAAAATCCTGTAATAAATTGGAATAATTATACTTTAACTGATGGTGCTACTAATGGATCTAATCCATATGTAAATGCTCATATTAAATTAAATGGTAATGATCGTTTAGCACCTAGAGAAGCTACTTATTTTGAAAAAGTACAACCTTTTCAACATCATTCTAATATACCCAAATCAGGTGGTATCAATTTATATTCTTTTGCTTTAAAACCTGAAGAACATCAACCATCTGGAACTCTAAATATGTCTAGAATTGATACTGCAGTTTTATCTTCTAGAATATCTGATACTACACGTCAAGGTGGTGTTGTATTGATTTATGCTGTAAGTTATAATGTATTAAGAATATTATCTGGTATGGGTGGTTTAGCTTATTCCAATTAAATTTTTTTTCTTTGTTATATTTAGTAAAAGAATAATATAATGGGTGGCGGTCTTCTTCAATTAGTTGCTTATGGCGCTCAAGATGTTTATTTAACTGGTAATCCTCAAATTACCTTTTTTAAAGTTGTTTACAGAAGACATACTAATTTTGCCTTAGAATCTATCGAACAAACTTTTAATGGTAGTGTTGGATTTGGCAATCGTGTAACTGCCACTATATCTAGAAATGGTGATTTAATTAGTCGTGCTTATTTAGTTATAACTAATGCTTCTACTAATTTATGTTCTTATTTTGGTTTACGTTTAGTTAAATATGCTGAATTAGAAATCGGTGGTCAAAGAATTGATAAACATTATTCTGATTGGATGTATATATGGAATGAATTATCTTTACCTGTATCTAAAAAAGCTGCCTATTTTACTATGGTTGGTGGTGGTGGCGGTACCGCAAGAGATGCTACTAAAAAAATGTATGTTCCTTTAGAATTCTGGTTTTGTAGAAATGTAGGTTTAGCTTTACCTTTAATTGGTTTACAATATCATGAAGTTAAAGTTAATATTCAATTAGAAGAAGGTGGAAATTGTACTGACGGCGGGGGGACTCCATCGTCCACTGATTTAGATGTTAAATTATGGGTAGATTATATTTATTTAGATACTGATGAACGTAGAAAATTTGCTCAATCTTCTCATGAATATTTAATTGAACAATTACAATTTACTGGTAAAGAATCTGCTAATAGAAAAATAAAATTAAACTTTAATCATCCTATTAAAGAATTAATTTGGACTGTACAAGCTAATGATCAAGCTGCTTTAAATTGGTATACTTATGCTAAACTACACGCCACTCCCGCAAATAATATAGTTGCGGACACTGACAATACATATACAGAGATTGTTGGTAAAATAGGTTTTGAACAAAAACATTTAGTAAATCCTATTTCTAGTGCCAAATTAACATTAAATGGCAATGATCGTTTTGCTCAAAGAGATGGTACTTATTTTAATATGATACAACCTTTCCAACATCATGAAAATGTACCTAATAATATAGGTATTAATGTTTATTCATTTGCTTTGAAACCGGAAGAACATCAACCATCTGGTACATTAAATATGTCTAGAATTGATACTGCTACTTTAGATTTAGAATATTCTGATCCTGCAATTACTTCATCTGCTTATAGTGTATCTGTATATGGTGTGAATTATAATGTATTAAGAATATTATCTGGTATGGGTGGTATTGCTTATTCTAATTAAATTTATATTATTTTTTTGTATAATTTATAAAAATAAATTTCTACATCATAATTAGATAACATATTTATTATGGGAGGAGGTCTTTTACAATTAGTTGCTTATGGTGCTCAAGATGTTTATTTAACTGGTAATCCTCAAATTACCTTTTTTAAAGTCGTTTATAGAAGACATACTAATTTCGCATTAGAATCTATACAACAAACTTTTAATGGCAGTGTTGGATTTGGAAGCCGTGTTACATGTACCATATCTAGAAATGGTGATTTAATTAGTCGTACTTATTTAGTTGTAAAAACAAATTCTGCTAATTCTTGTCCTTATTTTGGTTTACGTTTAATACAATATGCTGAATTAGAAATTGGTGGTCAAAAAATTGATAAACATTATTCTGATTGGATGTATATTTGGAATGAATTATCTTTACCACAAGGTAAAAAAGATGGTTATTTCTCTATGGTTGGTGGCTCCGGAGGAGCAAGTGTTACAAACAAAACCTTGTATATACCTTTAGAATTTTGGTTTTGTAGAAATGTCGGATTAGCTTTACCTTTAATTGGTTTACAATATCACGAAGTTAAAATTAATATTCAATTTGAAACAGCACCAAAATTAGGTGTTGTACAGGCCACTGCTGGTGCCAAAACCATACTACATAATGACTCGATAGATGGTAATTTAGAAGCTTCATTATGGGTAGATTATATTTATTTAGATACTGATGAACGTAGAAAATTTGCTCAATCTTCGCACGAATATTTAATTGAACAATTACAATTTACTGGTAAAGAAGGAACACAAAAAAAGGTTAAATTAAATTTTAATCATCCTGTTAAAGAATTAGTTTGGATTGTAACTAAAGATGCTGCTACTAATATTAATTGGTTTAATTATACTAATACAGCTTTTACTACTTTGGTCGATTCATATGCTGATATTTCTAGCGCTATTGGTTCTAATAGTACTGCTACTAATCCTATTTCTACTGGTAAATTAATATTAAATGGTAATGATCGTTTCTCGCAAAGACAAGGTTCTTATTTTAATCTTGTACAACCTTTCCAACATCATGAAAATGTACCTAATAATACTGGTATTAATCTTTATTCTTTTGCTTTAAAACCTGAAGAACATCAACCATCTGGTACATTAAATATGTCTAGAATTGATACATCCACTTTAGATTTAGAATATGAAAATGCTGTTGGAAATAATTCTAGTATAGCTGTATATGCCATAAATTATAATGTGTTAAGAATATTATCTGGTATGGGTGGTATTGCTTATTCTAATTAAATTTTTGTATATTTTTTTCTTATAATATAGTATAAGATATTATTATAAAATGGGCGGTGGTCTTTTACAGTTAGTTGCTTATGGTGCTCAAGATGTTTATTTAACTGGTAATCCACAAATTACCTTTTTCAAAGTTGTTTACAGAAGACATACAAATTTCGCTTTAGAATCTATTGAACAAAGTTTTAATGGTAGTACTAATATTGGTAGTCGTGTTAGTGTATTAGTTACTAGAAATGGTGATTTAATAAATCGTGTTTATTTTAGCGCAACTTTGAGAAATTCTTCTACAGAAACTTCTGATGACGAGAATGATAATGGTATAGCACTTGTTCCTTATTTTGGTTTAAGATTACTTAAAAATATTGAATTAGAAATTGGAGGACAAAGAATTGATAAACACTATTCTGAATGGATGTATATATGGAATGAATTATCTTTACCACAAGGTAAAAAAGAAGGTTATGATGCTATGGTTGGTGGAAGTGTTAAAAATACTTGTACTAGATTAAGTGCTGAACGTTTCGGTGGTACTCCCATACAAAAAGCCGAACGTTTATTAACATGTAAACGTGATATTATTGTTCCTTTAGAATTTTGGTTTTGTAGAAATGTAGGTTTAGCTTTACCTTTAATTGCTCTTCAATATCATGAAGTTAAAATTAATATTGAATTTTCTGAAAAAAAAGATTTAGTTGATAATCATCAAGGTAATTTTTGCTATGATTATAGTGGTACAACTAAAGAAACTAATCACAATAACCATGCTGATAATAAAGGTGGTGTTTTAGTATTAGAAAATGTACAATTATGGGTAGATTATATATTTTTAGATACTGATGAACGTAGAAGATTCGCACAATTATCTCATGAATATTTAATTGAACAATTACAATTTACTGGATCTGAAAAAATTGATGGTGGCACATCTCTTAGAAATATTAAAATGAACTTTAATCATCCTTGTAAAGAATTAATTTGGACTATTAAACCTGATAGTGAAAAACCTGCTGCTGCTGCTGCTGCTAATGCTATTAATGGAGATGTCGCGGCTGCTGTGGCTACCGTTGATAGTGTTCCTTTTTGGAATAATTTTACAGATAATGCTTATAATCAATATAATCATGATGAAGGTATTGTTAATAATTCAATTTATGAAGCTAAAATGCAATTAAATGGTAATGATCGTTTTGCTCAAAGATCTGGAGATTATTTCTCTATTGTTCAACCTTTCCAACATCATGAAAATACCCCAAATAATTACAGAAAAGGTATTAATGTATATTCATTTGCTTTGAAACCAGAAGAACATCAACCATCTGGTACATTAAATATGTCTAGAATTGATACAGCACATTTACAAATAGCTTCTAGAAAAGAAGGTTTAATTAGTATATATGCTATAAATTATAATGTATTAAGAATATTATCTGGTATGGGTGGTTTAGCTTATTCTAATTAAATTATTTTTATATTAAGTTTTGAATATATATTTATATAGATGAAATATTTATTATTTTTAATTACATTTTTATTAATCAATAATATTAATTGTTTTAATAATAAAATTTTTTATTTCAATAAAAAAACTATTTTATTATCTAAAAAGAAATTAACTACTCTTTCTATTTCTAATAATACTAATTTATATAATAACACAAATTTATATAATAATACAAATTTTGACTATAAATTAGAAAAAAGAATAGATAATATAACTATTTATTTATTAATACAAATGATTAGTTTATTTTATCTTTTAAAATAGTACATTTCTTTATTTTTTTTATTTTTTATAAATATATTTTAAAATTTTATTTTATTTTACGAAATGTACTATTTTAAAAAATATTAAAAAGGAGGTATTTTAATAAATTTTATGATAATTTTATAAATTTTGTTATAACTGTATATGTTCGTATATTTTTTTATTTTTAAATGGGATAAAAACTTTTTAATTTTTTTTATAAAAAAAATCAAACATGAAAAAAAAAAAAGAGCAAATGAGCAAATTAAATTATTTATGATAGTAAATAATTTATAATATATATAATATATATATATATTATGGTAATAGCTCATTTTATAGTATAATAATGAAATTACTAAAATTAAAAATAAAATAATTATAATAAAATCTATTATCAATTCAATAAATAAAATTATAAAATATAAAAAAAATAAAATTTGTAAAAATACGTGAAAAGGTACACTCAAATTGTGAAAAGGTACACTCAAATTGTGAAAAGGTACACTCAAATTGTGTAAAAGTACACTTATTAAATTTATTTGTTAAAAAAAGACGAGGTTAATTATGTTTTATAATATAAAATTAATTGTAAATATTTTATGAAATGTATTAAAAATATTAAAAAGGGAATATTTTAATAAATTTTAGAGAATTTTATAAAAATATTTATAATTGTGTATGTAGTTATTTATATTATATTTTATTAATGAAAAAAGGGC